AAGCCTTGTCATATTCTATAATTAAATCTTTTATTGCTTGTACTAAATCATACATTTATTTCTGCTCCTTTAACTGCTCTGCCATTTCTTCCAACTGCATAGGTCTGATTGTTCCATCTTTTGTTTCAATCGTTCGCATTTTCTTTTCTCCGTTTCGGTTTGCGGTCATATGTCCGTAGTGCGGTAGCTACATATTCAGCCAGCTTTACCGGGACAGCGTTGCCAATCATCTGATTAAGATCGGTTTTATTCCCTTGGAAAACAAAGTCCCTGGGGAAAGTCTGGACGTAGCTACGTTCCTCAATAGTCAGCGCACGGACTTGTGGTCCTATCTCGACTGGGTCGGAAGGGTGACCAGGATATCCTGGAGGAATCGGTCTGTCTACGCCTCTTATTGTTTTGCAAGGTTCATCAATGCTGAATACGCCGCGTCTGCTATAGCTTCTTGGTACGCGGAAATAGTAATCGATTCCCAACGAATCACCAAAGTAGTCGCGCATGGTCATAGGTGCGTCAGCTAAGTTCCTGTCCAGTTCTTCTTGGAGAAAATCATCCTCGTCATTAAGGCTGCCAACCAGGAAGAAGCGCTTGCGCGATTGTGGCACACCACAGTAACTTGCATCAAGAACGCGCTCCGTCAATCCGTATCCAGCCTCTTTGAAGCTGTCTTTTATTTCTTTAAGGATTGCGCTTTTGGTTATCCCCGGCACATTTTCCATTACAAAATACTTCGGTTTTATCCGAAGGATAATATCACGATATGTATATGTTAGGGCGGCGCGTCCAAGATTCTCATCTCGATGACCTGCGGAAGAGAAGTCCTGGCAAGGGGGACCGCCAATAATCACATTGGGCTTAAATGCTTTTATTTTTTTCTGTACATTTTCGTCAGCTAAGTCCTCTGAATAAATCGGATGCTCAAAGTTGAGTTCATAAACATCCACAGCCGGTTTCCAATTATCATATGCGGCGAGAATCTCGAATCCCGCATTTTGAAAGCCGAGTGACATTCCTCCGCAACCGCTAAATAAATCAATCGTTCGCATTTTCTTTTCTCCGTTTCGTTGTCTAAAAAAATGTAAGATTGTCTTACGCTATCTTACACAATGTCTTACATAAAAATTGCCTGCAACCCTAGTAAATACGCCATGTCTTACATTTTTACATTTTTTCAGCGCATACATAAAAAATATTTATAATTAGATTTTAGAGTTGGCTAATAAAAAATCTCTTATATAATATATATATTATGTAATTATGTAAAAATGTAAGACTTTATATAATAATAGCCTTCAAAGCCTTGATTTTACTGGGTTTCTGATGTCTTACATTTTGTCTTACATTTTTCTACAATGTAAGTTTTTGTTACTCAAACGGTACGTCCGATACCTGCTCAAATTCTTTAGGCAACTGTATCTTTACATACCTACCCATGATGCCGTTTACCCTTGTCTGGTGCGAATACCTTCCTGCAGTGTTCTTGATTATATAACCCATTTTGTCCCAGCCTTTTTTAAGTGATCCAAAATCAAAATTCATCTTTGCAAGTTCCTGCTCTAACACCTGCTTATTAATCGTTGCTACGTCGTCAGCAATACGTCCCCAAGCGTCGGGAGAAAACTCATTAAACTTGTTTATATTTCTGCTTATCAGTGATACAAGTTCGTCATACGCCCTGTCTTCAATCCTAACTGCGCTCTCTGGTATTAAATATTGCTTTACGTCATTAATACTTAGCGGCTCATCCTTAAATATGCACTCACACGCTAACTTATCTGCAAGCAACATAAGCGCCATACTAAGTGCCTGCTTATCCGTCGTGTCAGTAGCGTCTAAAACGCCCTTAAATAGTTCTTTGTATTCGTCAACGATACTTTGCTTGTCTGTATCAATTAAGTCGCGTAAATGGGCAATAAATAGCTTTCCTGCGTAGCCATAATTAGCCTTAACAAGGTTAGCGGTATAATTGCCGTCTTTTATAATCTTATTGTCGCACTCAATCTCAATAACCCTGTTCTTAACGCCACCGCCGCTTACGCCCTTAGTTATAGGTTCTTCCCCGGTAAATATAAAGCTATTACGCCAAGTTTTAGTCTGCTCAACACCGCCCTTTGCTTTTGCTCTGCCCCTGTCTATACCTTCTGTAAGATACATCACAAGCGCATCATACGTGCCCCAGTTAGTCTTAATCTGCTGAAGTTCATCAGCACAAAACGGTATGTTATATAAAAAGCAGGCGGTACGTGCCATTGCATTAGCAGTCATATTCATTGTGCGTGTTAAGCAACCCATTTCCGGGTTGCCCCATATACTGCTTGCTACCATAAGCGATACAGTCTTACCAAATCCGGTAGTACCCCATAAGTGCAGTATAAAAGGCAACGCACCCACGACCTCAATTAATGGACTTGTAAATGACGCCGCAAGCATAAGTCGTATATTTATGTCTTTTCTAAGTTCCGTTACGTGCTCAAGCCAGTCAACAAAATCACCCTGCGCCCTTACGTTATCGTATATGCTCTTAAAATCAATATCGCCGTCATACTTAACGCTTTCGTTATACGGAATAAAATCTCCGTCAATCCAACCTAAACGACCTATGCTTCTATATAGCGGTATTTCCTGCGCATTAAGGCTTATAACGTCACTCATATACCTTACTAGATCCTTGGCACTTTCACTCGTAACAAGCACGCCTCTGTCCGCTAATTGAACTATACTTGTCTTATTTAATACAGTGCCTGCATCAACTGTAACCTCGCGCCAGCGTCCGTCCTTAAAAAATGCAAGCTTTACCTTTTCAGTATCAGTGTCAATATTTATAAATCTTTCAACCGGCATTATAGGGTGTGGGCACGCCGTTGTTGTAATCGGTACGCCCTGCGCCGTTATGTCGCTTAATATAACGCCTAAATCATTAGCAATCCAGCGTCCGCAATTAAGCGTCAAAGGCGCGTCCGTAAATTCTGTTTTATTACTATTGTCCTGCTTGCGCAACTGTACGCTCTTAGTAATCCATGCCTTAAGCAAGTTATTAAATTCTCTTAATCTGCCTACTTCTTGGCACTTTCGCCTTACCGCTTCAATAAACTGCGTGCGCTCTAATATATCCTCAGTTTCGATAATCTCAAAAAATAAATCGTCTTCAAAACTGCCAGTCCTATTAATTCGCTCAATCAGCCCTTCCTTCATATTTGCTCAACTCCTTCTTGTACTTATCTATGACGTTTTTATGGTGTACCGTAAACGATACATTATCTGCGTCGTATAAGTCAATATAAAATTCCAACTCAGTAAGCCCTTGTAATGCCCAAATATGCCGTTCATCATTATAAGGATATATATTTATAGCCTCGTTCATTAAACGGTGCATATCAGCTAAAATAAAGCCTGTCTCGCGTACTTCTGCGTCTACCTTGTCAGCTTCACGTGTACGCGCGTCCTTCTTATCTTGTCTTAACTTAAAATCTTTTTTGTTTTTGCAATTTGACCTGTATTCAAAATGCTTAGCAAACTTGTCACGCATACTGTCGCTATTGCGTATATCATTTTTATATTTCAACCTTGCTTCACGTTCCGCCTTATAGTCTGCTTCTGTTTCAATATCAAGCCCGAACTCTTTTATAAGCACTTTGCACGCCTCAAAATTGCTAATATTTAAGTATTTTGCAGTAAAGGTTATCAAGTCGCCACCTGCGCCACATACAAAGCAATGAAAATAGTCATTTTTTATGCTGGCACTGGGGTTGTGATCAAAGTGGAAAGGGCACACGAAGCGATGTGCCCTATTCACCCTATACCCGAAGTGCTCAACAACTTGACGTATATTAAGTCTTGATTTAACTTCGCTGAATATATCCATTAACTACACCTCTTAGCAGAATGGTAGTTCCTCATCGATACCTTCGGGTATGTTTACAAATCCGTCTGGTGCGTTTGTGTCTGTACCTTCAAGTATCCTTTTGTTTGGCACTTTTGCGTCCTGTATGCCGTCAACGCTTCTAAACCAGAATAACTTGCGTGCAGTCTTAACATTATTAGCAGTATCAAGGTATTCTTCCTCACCAAATACACCGCCTACAACCTTGCCAACAATACTCTGCTCAAACTTAGCACCCCACTCAATCTGTGAGTTGTTGCTCCTCTCAATACTGATACAAAACTGCTTGAACTTCTTACTCGTCCTGCCGTCTCTATCTGTTGGGAATATGTTTATAACACCGCCCCACTTCTTTGTATCTCTGGTATCATTCTTATACTGTTCTGCAAAATAGTTAGGCTGAATATCGTCCGGCGCAGTATCATACATAACCTTAAGATAACTAACAACGCCGTTGCTAACGTCCTCAATCTTCTTAATCACTAACTTGTGACCGCCTAACTCAATCGGAGTAAAATCTCCACCTGCCTGTACCTCATCATATCCTGCCGGCTTATTAAAATTCAACATATTACTTTACCTCACTTCCTTCTAATCCATAATAACAACGTATTGCGCAATCAACAAAACCTAAGTTATTGTCAATCTTTAACTCATCAAACATACCCTCGGGACTTTTTGCAGTGTTGTAGCCGTCTGACTGGGTCATAAAATAATGATCGTTTACTTCTGCAACCGCTTGCAACACTATGTTAAAGCAACCCTCTACTGTCAAATAGTTATCAAGCATCTTGCCTACTGTCTTAGCCTTAGTCTTGCCAGTGTTTGTGTCTATCTCTGTATGATGCAGGAAATATACAATCACGTCGTCAGGTATATTCTTATTAATGTGATGTATCAAATTCCTGAAGTGCAATCCTATATCAGTATATTTCTGATACCCTGCATCCTTCGCCTTGTCAAAAAACTCATTCACCATTAAATACTGGCTATCGTCAATTACATAAGTCTTTAACTGTGGTTTCTTAAGTCCTGCCATAATTAAGTTGTAATCGGCGTTCTTTGCTACCTTGTAGCCTGTGTTCCTAAACGGTAGCAGGCTTTTTTCGACTGCAAATATGCCTACTTCCTCGGGCTTAAGACCTTTAATACTGTATGTCTTGCCGCTTCCGCTTTCACCTAAAATCAATACTGGTAATCCGATAAGTCATCACTCCTTCCTACTTAATAATTACATTGGTATTACGCACAAGTTCAACACCTGCTACGGTTAAACCGTCCTTTAGTGCCTGCTTAATTGCCGTCTTGTTTGGCTCTGGCTTCTTGTATGTAAGCAATTCGTTATGTTCTTTCATAAGTGCTTCAAGCCCTTCATCCGTAACCTCAACGCTTTCAGTATTTCTAAAAGATATCGCGCATTTTGCGGTGCCAAACTTCTGACCGTCTAACGCATACGCAAGCCACTTTTTAAGGCTCTCAGCTTTGTTTTCTGCAACTCTCTGGCGTTCTGCCAGTGCCTGCTTTTCCGCCTTGATTGCTTCTGCTTCAGCTTTCAAATCCTTTATCCAGCATGCCACGTTCTCAATCTTAGCGTCACGCTCCATATTAAGCGCGTCAAGCCTCTCAGCGTCAATAACTTCGCCGGTCTCTAAGTCTATGCAATCAAGTATTGCATTATCAATCTCATATAGCTTCATATCCTAGTCCTCCACAAGTAAATTTTTAAGCGTATTCTTGCAACTGTTCATTAATGCAACTTCGCTTTCTTCGTCTGACATATAAAACGAATATGAATAATCATAATTTGCAGCACTACTTACAAATCCATTAAGAATTATGTTTACTGTAACCAATGGCAACTCTCCAACATTGCCGATCGAAACATTAACATAATGTCCTACCCTCATAACGGCTCTTGCGTCGCTTAAAATTTCCTGTACGTCTTTGATCCCCACGTACTCAACCTCAACTATTTTTTTCATTTTTTTAACTCCTTTCCTTCAACCCTAATAATGATGTTTACTTGTTCTCTTTGTCCCAGCACTTTTGCAAGTGCGTCGTATAACGCCTGTACGTCTATAAGCATTCCCCCTTTACTCTTCTTCAAAGAACTTAATATCGTCTACATTAAGTGCTTTCGCAATCTTTAGCGCAGTGTCAATACTTGGCTTGCTTCTGCCCTGCTCAATATCACACATGGTGCTTTGTGCAATCTCGCATCTGCTTGCAAGTTCCTTCTGACTTATGCCTAACTGCTCTCGTCTGTCCTTAATCTTCATCAATTCACCCCCTTTCCCGTCCGTTCTCCTATATTATATTACGCCATAACGTACTGTCAATACGTTTTTAGCGTAAATTTACTTGTCGTTCATTGTTTTTATGATTTCTACCATAATTAACAATCTTAATCTTTGACAAGTCATAGCCGCTTGCCTTCAGCTTCTCGCAAATCTCAGTCCACTCTTTCCTAAACTTGTAAAAATATAATGTCTCGTTATCCATATTTCACTCCTTACTAAAATAATGATCTCCGTATCTGTATGCAGGCGTTCCTATCGTGTGGTAGTCGCCAGTCTTAAAATATAATATCTCGGTGTCGCTCCTTTCAATCAACTCCAACTTGCATATATTAAAAGTTTCATCTGATACGCTAACTTTATTTATCATTCCATTTTCCACGGCTGCAAACTGCCCTTCTTGGTTTATAACGCCAGTTATCGTATTAGGGAAGTGCATATTGTCTACTCTGTTAAGTATTACGTCGCACACTAGCATCTTACCCTTTGCGTCTTGGTTTCCGGCTTCTGCTTCTACACAACAAGCCAAGTATTCAAGGCTATCATAATATAATTCTTCCTCAAGGTTAGGTTCTACGACTTCATATATTGGCGTCGTTTCCACATACTCAATAGGCTCAATTACTGGCTTAATTGGCTCAATATCGGGCTTGTTTGCTTGCCTGCTATAAATTGCACACGCTGATATAATCAAGCCTATTATTGCGCCTAAAATCGCGCTTCTTACCTCTGTCCTTAAATCTGTATTCATACAACCTCCAATTCAATCTAAATATCCATTCCACCAGCAACCTTCTTCTGGTACTTCCTTAATTCTTAAATTTGTATGTCCCTTAGATAGTGCCTTGTCGTTTTCGGTAGGGTTATTAATCATTCTATCAAGTATTCCTTTTGCCCTATCCGGTGATACACCGCAAGGACACACAAGGCAATCTTTGTACTTTTCCGTATCTCCCACTATGATATATTCGCTCATTTTTCCTCCGGTTCCCCGTCTAGCCGTTAGGTCAGCCTTGTTGTTATAATTCATTGACTTGTTGTATCAGCACGTCAAATTCTTTGTTTTTTAATTCCCTGTTGCATTCAATTTCAGCAATGCACTTTTCCTTATAGTCCTCAATCAATGTTTTGAAACCCTGTAATTTTTCACAATTTCCCTTTTCTTCTAGCAATTTTCTTATAGCAAGAAGAATTTTTCTCTCATAGTCTTTGCTTATGGGATATCTTAAATCTCTACTAAAATTTGATTCCCTTATGCCCAGATAATCAGCAACTTCATATTGTTTTAGTCCAGATTGTTTGATTATTTGCTTAATATTCATATATTACGCCTCGCTTTCTGCCGGAGGATCCGCTCCGGCAATGATGTCCACGATATTCAAATTCGCTTTCCCAGTAGTACGGTGTACCCATTGTACATAATTTTTTTGCTTTTGGCTGTGTCATATCTCTTTACCTCACTTTCTGGCCATTAAACCGTTAGGCTAGCTTTAGATCATCTTAATTCCAGTCACCATAATCAAAACTTACACCATATTCATTATCTTTAATGTGGATCATATCTCCATAAGCATGGTATAAAGCAATGGCATCTTCAAATTTATCATATCCATGTTCGTTATATCCGTCTGTATCTCCCTCAAACAAATAACCTTTATACCATACTGTATATCTTTCAATCTGTTCGTATTCATCAACTTCTTTTCCGAATGCATCAGTATAAAATCCTACAACTTTATCTGTATTAATCATTGTTTCTACCTCCATAAAATCCACGTTTTAAGTATCTGCCGGAGGATCCGCTCCGGCTCGGTTTGTTGTTTATGCAAATTTTCTTGTATCGTATGTAACCGGTTTGAACCCTTTTAATAATAATTTCTCAATTCCCAGCGTACTATTGTGTCATCATCTTCTAACATAATAATCATTTTTCTCATATCCTTTTACCTTCCTGCTCTTGCAGTTCCTTTCTTTAACTGTCTTTATTATATTACGCCCGCAACGTAATTTCAATAAATTTTTACGATTTTAACGTATTTTGTTAAAACTGCACAAAAATTGTTATATTTTTTACGGTTTTAACGTATAATATTACTAAAGGAGATGATGATAAATGAAGATATGTGAACTACTCCGACTTAT